TAGACAGTTAGTAGGAACTTTATCGCAAGATTCTGATGGAAATGTGAGCTTAGCAACTGTAGTAGAAGTACATGAAGAAGATAACAAGATAAGTCAAAATGAACAAAATGATGACTTTAGTAATTTAGCCGATGATTTCTTAGACTTTAGTGAAGATAATCCATTCGGAGATCCGGAGAATAATTAATGAGCAATGATATATTTGATTTTGGTTTTACAGCTGTAGATGAAAATGAATTAGATGTAGTTCAGAAAGTACAATCTGAGTCTTTAGCACTTAATTCAGAAGCAACAGATGTAAGAGATAGACTTGACAAATTGTATAATGCTATTGTACCTTTGTTAAATAATTTAAAAAAGAATCCTGAAAAGGAATATATTTTGTGGCCAGATAGACTAACAAAAGTAGAGCAATTTGAAACGCATCTACAGAAAATATACAAGGGTTAACATGTACGAATATAAAATAGAAGTATTAAAAGTTATAGATGGTGATACGGTCGATGTAGATATTGATCTAGGGTTTGGCGTGTGGATAAGAAATGAAAGAGTTAGACTGTTTGGTATTGATACTCCTGAGTCTAGAACAAGAGACCTTGAAGAAAAAAAATATGGTTTAGCTGCTAAACAATATCTCAAACAACTTATTCATGAAGGATCAGATTTAAAGTTAAAAACTTATAAAGATCAAAAAGGTAAGTTTGGAAGAGTACTTGGAGAGTTATTAGCAGTTCATCCTAAGGAAGGTTTTATAAACATTAATGATAAGCTAGTATATACCCATCATGCTGTTGCATATCATGGTCAATCAAAAGAAAAGATAGCTGAACAACATATTGCAAATAGGGAACATGTGGTGTTATAATGTTTGGAATACATTTTTATCATAGTAGAGTAAGAAAAAGTGTAGCAGTATTTGGTGCTCTTTTTAATAATATCTACGTACTTAGAAAAGATAAAACTGGGCAAGTTATTTCTCAAGTTAAAGTTCCTTTAGCTTATGCACCTCAAAGAAAATTTTTAGAACGTCTTAGAGAAAATCCTAATTTAGATACTGATACGAAAGTAGCTATAAAACTACCTAGAATGTCATTTGAGATAATGCAAATGCAATATGATCAAGGAAGACAGCTACAAAAAACTCAAAATTTTACTCAAGCAGGAACTCTTTCTAGTTTAAGAAGTAGATTTTATGCTTTTGTTCCTTATAATATAGCTTTTCAATTAAATGTATATGCTAAATCTCAAGATGATGCTCTTCAAATAGTAGAACAAATCTTTCCATTTTTTAATCCTCAGTATACTGTTACTATTAAACCATTAGATGATTTTGATAATATAAAAGAAGATGTACCAATAACATTAACTGGAGTAGACTTTACGGATGATTATGATGGAGTATTAGAACAAAGAAGAACAATAGTATATACTCTATCTTTTGATATGAAAGTTAATTTTTATGGACCTACTAATAACGCTAAAGTTATTAATAAAGCTCTTACAAATATATTTGAAATAAATAGAGGACTAGCAGATTCCGATCTACAAATATCTAAATTTAGAACAACTCCGAACCCATTAGTTTTAGGAGATAGTGATTTTGGATTTATAGATTCTTCTGATTACAACAGCTTATTTACATTTGAAGATAGTAGTTAAAATGGCAGATGATAAAAAAACAGCACATGACGACTTTGAAAGTTCTAGAAGAATTTATCATAATATATTAACTAAGGGAGAAGAAGCCCTAGAAGATATGATTGAAGTTGCACGAGCAACTGAACATCCTAGAGCTTATGAAGTTTTATCTGGTATGATGAAAAACTTAGGTGATATAAATGGTAGTTTATTAGACTTACATAAGAAGAAAAAAGATTATCAAAAAGAAGATAAACCAGAGCTTCCTAATCAAACTATGAATAATGTTTTTATAGGGTCTACAACTGATTTACAGAGAATGTTATTAGATAAAGATGAAAAAAGTGAGAAAGTAATTGACATCAGTGATTACAAGAAAGATGAGTGAAACCTATCTAGGTAATTCCAACATTAAAAGAGATGGAGTAACTCATAACTTTACTAGAGAAGAAGTAGTTGAGTATTCTAAATGTTTAAAATCACCTATTTACTTTTCAGAAAATTATTGTAAAATTATACATCTTGATAAAGGTTTAGTACCTTTTAAACTATACCCATACCAGAAAAAAATGTTTAAACACTTTGATAAAGAGCGTTTTAGTATTGTTTTAGCTTGTAGACAATCTGGTAAATCTATTTCAAGTGTAGCATATTTGTTATGGTATGCTTTATTTCATCCAGAGAAAGTTATAGCTATATTAGCTAATAAAGGAGCAACAGCTCAAGAGATGCTTGGAAGAGTAACTCTCATGTTAGAAAATTTACCGTTTTTTTTACAACCGGGTTGTAAAGCTTTAAATAAAAGATCTATAGAGTTAAGTAATAATAGTAGAATAGTATCAGCTGCTACTTCCGGTTCTTCTATACGAGGTATGTCTGTAAATCTTCTTTACTTAGATGAGTTTGCTTTTGTAGAAAATGCTTCTGAATTTTATACTTCAACATATCCAGTTATCTCTTCAGGAGTTGATACAAAAGTTATTATTACTTCTACTGCTAATGGATTAGGAAATCAATTTGAAAAAATATGGACAGGAGCTGTACAAGGAGTAAATGAATTTAAACCTTATAGAGTAGATTGGTGGAATGTTCCTGGAAGAGATAAAAAATGGAAAGCTCAAACTATTGCTAATACCAGTCAATTACAGTTTGATCAAGAGTTTGGAAATACTTTTTTTGGAACTGGAGATACTTTAATAAATGCTGAGACATTGATGAGTTTTAAAGCGCGACCGGCACTCAAATTATTAGAGAGTGGTTCTGTAAAAATATATGAAGATCCAATAAAGGATAATCAATATGTTATGACCGTTGACGTCTCAAAGGGAAGAGGACAGGATTACAGTACTTTTACTTTGATCGATATTAGCGCGCGTCCTTTTAAACAGGTTGCTGTCTATCGCAACAATCTTATATCTCCCTTGCTCTTTCCTAATATTATCTATAAGTATGCAAAATTCTATAATAATGCTTGGGTAGTAGTAGAATCAAACGATCAAGGAACTTTAGTTACTAATGGACTTTATAATGAATTAGAATACGAAAATCTATTTATGGAATCTGTAGTAAAATCAAATAGATTAGGTATTGAAATGAATAGAAAAGTTAAAAGATTAGGTTGTTCAGGTATTAAAGATTTATTAGAAGAGCGTAAATTAGAAATAGTCGATCAAGAAACTATTATGGAAGCAAGTACTTTTATTTCAAAAGGACAATCGTTTGAAGCAAGTGATGGTAATCATGACGATTTAATGATGAACTTAGTTATGTTTGGATATTTTGCTACAGGAAACTATTTTACACAATTAACAGATGTCGATATAAAAAATATGATGTTTGAACAAAAAATGAAAGCTATAGAAGATGATGTATTACCGTTTGGTTTTATTGATGATGGAATAGCAGAAGCCGAAAGAGAAGAAACAGTTGATAATTGGAGTACAAAAAAATGGGTAGAAGAATGGGGCGCTCCGTACTAAATTATAGAAACTATAAATAATGGTAATTGAAACACCTTATTATGTTTACTTATAATTCGACACTGGAAAAGGAAAAAATCGCATGGCAATAGGCGCACCCTCAGAGTCTCCAGCAATTGTCGTCAAAGAAGTTGATTTAACGGGTGGAGTTCCTAACGTTCAATCGACAACTGGCGCATTCGCAGGAGCATTTAGGTGGGGACCAATTGAACAGCCAGTTAAAGTTGGTGACGAAGCCACACTGTCTGAGAATTTTGGAGCCCCTAGTGATAGTTTTGCAGTAGATTATCTATCAGCTGCATACTTTCTAAAATATTCAAACTCACTACATGTTTGCAGAGCCTCGGGAGATTCTGCAAAAAATGCTTCTACCACTGAAGGTAAAGCAAAACTAATTAAAACTAGAGACGATTGGGACAATGGAACTCATGCAGATAGCGACGTAATGTGGGCTAAATGGGCAGGAGAGTTCGGAAACAGTCTGCAAGTAGTATGGACCGATGCTACTAATTGGCCGACATGGGTTCAATCTTATAAGGATCAGTTCGATGATGCTCCATCAGGAGAAGAACATCACGTATTGGTATTAGATCAAGATGGAGTTATTACAGGATCAGCTGGATCAGTTCTTGAAAGATTCCCATATGTCTCTGCTACACCAACTGCTACAAATGCAGATGGTTCAAGTAATTATATGAAAACTATAATTGATCGTTCATCAGAATATATCTGGTTACATAAAGCTCTTGATTCTACAGGATCACACTCATTACAAGGTGGTGCAGATGCTGCTCCAGCTAATGCTGATTATCTAAATGCTTTTGATCAATTTGAAGATAAAGACACTATTCAGCTAGATTTCTTAATCGCACCTGGAAAAGTATCTTCAGTAGATCAAGATACCTTAGTAGATGACTTAGTAGCTATAGCTCAAGAGAAGAGAAAAGATTGTGTGGTAGTAACTTCACCATCTAAAACTTCTGTTGTAGGAAATACAGATCCAGTATCTGCTACAGTTACTGAAGCTGGTGGATACACTTATAGTTCATATCTTGTGATTGATAATAATCACTTAAAAGTATATGATAAGTATAACGATAAATTTATCTTTATACCTGCTGCATCTTCAACTGCAGGAATTATGGCTGCATCTGATAATAATACTGCACCGTGGTTCTCACCCGCAGGTTCAAGAAGAGGAGCTTATCTAGGAGTTACTTCACTAGCATATACTCCTACTAAGACTCAAAGAGATACCCTGTATAAAGCAGGAATTAATCCTATAGCTAACTTACCTGGTCAAGGTATTTTACTATATGGTGATAAAACTCATATGAACAGACCTTCAGCGTTTGACCGAATTAACGTTAGACGTCTATTTAATGTACTTGAAAGAGCAATTGCACTCGCTGCTAGAAATACATTGTTTGAACTAAACGATGAATTTACAAGAGCAGAGTTTGTAAATATTGTGGAGCCTTTCTTAAGAGAGGTAAAAGGTAGAAGAGGAATTACTGATTTTAGAGTAGTTTGTGACGAAACAAATAATACTCCTACAGTAGTTGATCGTAATGAATTTATAGCTAATATTTTCATTAAACCTGCACGCTCAATTAACTACATTACTCTAAACTTCGTCGCTGTAAGATCTGGTGTCGACTTCGAAGAAGTCGCTGGACTGCAGGTTTAAGGAGGTAGAAAATGGCAGTATTAGGCGTTGATGATTTTAAAGCAAAAATTAGGGGTGGAGGCGCTCGTCCTAATCTATTTAAGGCGACAATAAACTTCCCTGGTTATGCTAACGGAGATGTAGAACTTACATCATTCCTTGCGGAGGCCGCGCAATTGCCCGGTTCTACAATGGGAGCAATAATTATACCGTTTCGCGGGCGACAGTTAAAAATAGCTGGTGATCGAACATTTGATGTTTGGTCTCCTACAATTATTAATGATACGGACTTTAATGTTCGCGATTCGATGGAAAGATGGATGAATGGTATGAACGCACATAGCGCAAATACCGGTCTTACTAACCCTGTTGATTACGAAGCTGACTTAGTTGTAGAGCAGCTAGATAAAGATGGCAGTACTATTAAGACTTATAACTTTAGAGGTTGTTTTCCAACAGCAATTTCTCCAATCGATCTAGCTTATGGCTTAGAAAATGATATTGAGAGATTTACTGTTGAATTCCAAGTACAATACTGGGAAGCAGCAACCACTACATAATAGTAATAAAAGGGGATAGTACAGAAGTTGCTATCCCCTTAATTACAGCTTAGGAAAAGAAATGGCAGAATCTGAAGGTTTTAAATTATTTGGTTTTGAGATAAAACGTGCTAGAGATAGAGCCGCTGAAAAGCGTCAGTCTATTGTGCCGCCTGTTGATCAGGACGGTGCTGGTTACGTATCAGCCGCAGGAGCTCACTATGGTACCTATGTAAATTTAGGTGAAGGTGATCAAGCCAAAGATAACTTAAATAATATTAGACAATATAGAGCAGTAGCTACACATCCAGAAGTAGATGCAGCTATTGAAGATATTGTTAATGAAGGAATTACAGCAGCAGAAAATGAATCCCCAGTAAGTCTTGTATTAGATCATGTAGAAGGTCTTAGTGATCAATTAAAAAAGGCTATGACTGATGAATTTGAAAACATTTGCTCAATGCTGCAGTTTACTGAACTTGGACATGATATTTTTAGAAGATGGTATATTGATGGTAGAATATATCACCATTTAGTAGTAGATGAAAATAATCTAAAAG